TTATATTTAGTGTAATAACTCGTTTACTACCTGTCTTTACACCACCAGCACCAAGAGTATATGAAAACTCATTAGTCTCTATAGCGTTTCTGAGTCTACAACATGAACTCAGAGCATCAGCACTATCACTGTTATACAGAAAGAATGAATGTCCTTCTGCCCACATTTCTGCTGTGAAATCTGCCATTTCTTCATCTTTGTATTCTTTGGTACCCCTATCATAGAGAAGATTCATCGTTTCTACGGGGAACGTTAAAACCTCTCTTGTCCTTTCTTTGTTAAACCATTTCATAAACATCTTTTGGAGTACTTTAGTGGTTTCCCAACAGGGTTCATCACCATCTGGGAAAAAGAAGTCCTTAAACATACTCTCAAAATAATATTTATCATAATAGGACACATTCGTAAATGGTGACTGATAATTTCTGCTACCTGCTGGTTGGTTTATCGAATAAACAAACTGCTGAAACCAATCTTCTATACGTTTTCTAAGTTCTCCATTGTTATCATCAAGATGCTCTATATAATCTTGACCAAAATCTATACGTAAAAAGTGGTCCATATAAACAAGTGTTTCTGGTACTGCAACAGCACCAGCAAATTGACCTGCCACTAAAAACAGTAGATTGATAAGACCACCAATAAAACCATTTGTGTGTTTAGGAGGACCAGACGAACCACCTAAATCTTTTAGTCCATTTAGCAAAAATGGATATAGACTAATTGCACAACAATAAGGATAACCACCCATCGTGCTTTCATCATTTGTATATATTATGTGATTTTTTAAATCATCGAGATATTGGTTCGCTAATTCCTCACCATAATCCCTTTTTAAATAATCAGTCGCAACACGTCTTTGTACATCAATTCCAAGTTTCTTTATTGCCTCAAAAGACATTGTTGCTATATTTTTTGTAGTAACATTTGCATTTTGGTCATATTTTGCACCTGTCGCTGCATTACTTGCCTTTTTATATGAATCAAAAAAATTAATTATCTCTTGTACTCTACTCTCCATTGTCTGGTTTCCTCTTTATCCACATTATTATATCTTTTCCTACTAATCTTGTTCCATCAACTTCAAGCACAGGCGTGTGCTTTATACCTATGCTTGTCATATAGTTAATGTCTTTGCAAGACTCATATTCAATTTTATTTTGTTTTAATAATGTGTCTACCATTCGACAAGTTGGACAACCATCTTGATGATAAAGGATAACTTTCATATCTCCACCCCCTTTCCAATGTGCAATATATTATACAACTTTATCATGAACATAACTACTAAAGAATGGCTAAAGTTCTTTCATCTTGAACGTTATCTACGATAAAATCACTCATTGCCTCTTTGCGTTCCACTACTTGGTGCACAAAAGTATCGACAGTATTTTCACACATAAGATTGTATATAAATACAGGTTCTTTAGAACCTATTCTATGTATTCTATCTTGTGCCTATGTATTTTCTGCACTTGTCCAACACTCATCAATGCATATCATGTATCGTGCACTATTTAAGGTTACACCGGTTGACATCTTTGCATATGTCCCTATAAATACTTTATATGTTTCATCTTTCTAAAACAAATCTATATTACTTGAGACAATTTCATCATCCATATCACCCGTACCTATTAGTGGATTGTATTCCTTTAGTAGGTCATTTAACTAATAAACAGGTTCTTTGAAGTTAGAAAAAATAACGACTTTATCTCCATTACTTACTATCTCTTCAACAAGGTCAACACATCTTATTATCTTACTTGACACAATATTATTTGAAGTTAGTACCTATGGACAACTTGTACTCTACCTCAATCTCACCATAAGTGAAAGTAAATTTGCAGTATATAATTTTATTTTATCGCACTCTGATTTTATGCCACGTCTCACATTATCATAGAATATCCTATGGCTATCGTCCATTTCTACGACTTCATTAATGATTGTTTTAGGTGGTAAACTAAGTAAATCCTTAGTGCGTCTTAAGGAGCAAGAATCTATTTCATCTTTTAATAGGTCAAGGTTTTTAAACCCAACAATTCTTCCCTATGTAAATAAATCAAAATTACAATATGTTTGTTTAAATCTTGTAATATTTTCCTTACGTTCCATCCCAATCCAAGCAAGTGGAATATATGAAGATAATGGTGAATTTGTAAGTAGCGTGCCCGTAAGTGCTATCATATATTCTGCTTGTATCTTTAGTAAGTTTTTGCTCTATAAAGAATCATAACCTGCACATTTATGACACTCGTCAAAAACTATCATATCAAATTTATTTTCAGAATTTAAAATAGCCTCAACAATCTGAGCATCTCGAATACTTTCTATATTAATTATAACAAAAAACTAATCAATCTTCTTTATCAACTGATTAGCCCTCTCTGTTATACTTTTATAGGATACATTACCTTTACTACTTACGTGCTTTCCTATAATTATAGAGGAATAATGTGAGTGTTTTGCTATCTCTTTTTCCCAGTTTGTTTTAAGTGTATTAATGCCACAAATAATTAAACAATGTTCAATTCCACGTTGCTCTTTTAACTCTTCTGCAAGCTGTATCATTGACAATGATTTTCCAAGACCAGGAGCATCAAGTAATAACCATTTTTTGTGATTTAAACCATACTTAACTGCTTCTATCTAATGAGGAAATAAGTCTGTCTTTGGTGTGCATTGTAATTCAACATTATTCTCTATTTCCTATGTATCTTCAATATTTAATTCAATATCATCAAAATAAGTTAATGTGTCAAGTACTATAGATAATTGATTTGTTGGAATTTCCCACTCTTTAGTATTTTTATCGAATGAATATAAATCTGTAGATTTTATAAAATCTACAATTTCTTTATTGTAATCAAACTTAATAAAAAATGAATTTAATCCACAAAGTTTATCGTGTTTTCTTTCCTATATATAAATCATTTATATTTACCATAGTACTTTATTTACAGTTGGTTCTTCTAACTTAATTCTATCATTCTTGTATATTTTAGTTGAATAGTCTTCACTAAAATCATGTGCTACATTTATCTTTGTGACAAAGTTTATTTTTCCATTTACATCAAATGTACACCCACACCTATCACAAGTCATTTCTTCATGAGTATTCATTGATTCACCATCAAAATATATAATCTTACCTGTTATTTCATCCCTTACTATATTTCTCGCTGTTCCTGTTAACACGTCTGGAAAGTATACTTCTTCAGGTAAATACTCAAATCCACATTTAGGACATTTTATAACATAAAAATCTTTCATTATTCCTCCAGGGTTGTTTACTGCGTAAACAAGTACATATATATTGTCTACAATATTTCATTATACTGTTTACATTATATTATACAACTTTAGAAAAGAAAAAACACTATATTTCAAGTGTCTTTTAAAATATTTTTATATTTATGTATATGGAATTAATACCAGATGCTTAGTCTACCACTACCACCATTTCCACCATTGTAATTGGTGTTATTGACTCTGTTAGAACCACCACCTCCAGCTCCAATGCCACCATTTTTGCCTATAGGTGATGTAGATGTCCCAGCCTTACCCCCACTACTTGACATAGAAGCACCTCCACCACCAGCACTAGCACCATTTCCCACTCCACCTAACTTATTGCCTACCGATGCAGATAAATATAAACTACTCATTCTACTATTTGATGCGTATAGGTTAAGTGTGGTAGAACTCTCACCATTCTATGTTGGTTTACCTGAAAAACCATCAGAAGCATTTATGAGATAAACACCATATGATGATAAATTATTGGCAAGTATATAAGTACCACCATTATGTGAAACACCACTCACACCACCCTTACCACCACCTGCGGTCAATAAAGTAGTTCCATCATCTGTAGTAATAATTACATCTCCACCATCATAACCATTTATATGGGAGGGTGTGCCACCATGTCCTGGAGTACCAACCTTAAATCGAAATGTTCTTCCATTAGAAAGGTCAAGTATAGCACATATATATGCACCAGAGCCCCCACCCACACCCATCAAAGCTGGTGTAGATGAAGCACCACCACCTCCAGCACCTTCAAGACAAACTATAATAGCA